CAGCGTTCAGGATATTCAGAACCTGGAAGATGCGGAAGTAGCGGTTAGCGCGGTTTGTTCCGACATCGTTGACCGGAGAAGCCTCGGCGAACGGATTGGCGACCATTCCGTAGCGAGTCTTGAATCCGATGCGTGGCTGGAAGTCAGCCTGGCCAACGGCGCGGACCATGGTCAGCGGAACGTATGGGCAGTAGAACATGCCAGCGTCGTATGGGTTCGTTCCACGATAGCCAACGGTGATGTAGTCACCCACGGCATATGGATCGATGTAGACCTTGATGCGACCATTGAGGACGCCTGCGAAGGTGCTGCCGGTGTCGTCAACCTCGAGGGTTGTGGCGAGGGCCGGAGCATAATCGAGGACGCCAGCGGCGGCGAGGGCGGTAGCGACATCGCTCGAGCAGAGGATGAAGTTACCCTTGCCACGACGGGTTTCCTTGGCGATGACGTTAGCTTCGCGATCGAGCTGGACCAGGAGGCCCTTGAACTTCTCAACCGACCAGCGGCCGTCAGCATCGATAGCCAGGTCGAACTTGCCAGGAACAGTGACGTTGGCCTGGAGTGCGCCCTTCTTGGCCTTCACGTTGATGGTACGGATGACCTCGCGGTTGATTTCGGCCAGGATTTCGGTCGACAGGATGTTGGCCAGCTCGGACTCTGCATCGAGACCGTGAACGGCCTTGAGATCCTGAGCGAGCTCCATCGTGTACTCAGCCTTGAGCGCGCGGCTCTTAGCGGTAACGGTGGCCTTTTCGATCGAGAATGCCATTTCAGCGAAGGCATTTCCGGTGTTGCCCAGAGCTTCAGCAGCGGCTGTGGTCATACCAGCGCCAACAGCGAAGTTGTCAGCGATGTCGTTGGCAGGAGTTGTGTCCGTGCCGATGATGGACGAAGGATCGCCAGCCTGTGTTCCGGTACCGGAGAAGGCAGAGTTAGCTTCGTCGAAGAGAGCCTCAGTGCCACCCTGGATGGTGTACTTGCTCTTCATGGCGAAGATGAGGCCGGTCGGACCGCTCATTGGTTGAACGCCAGCGATATCATAAGCGATCAGGTTTGGCATCGAGCGACGAACCAGGGAGATCAGGATCGGATCCCAGTTCGAGATGTTGCCTGTGCCACCGGTGGTAGCATTGGCAGCTGTTTCGGTCAGCGGCTGGAAGCTCGACTGAGCGCGCTCTTCGCGGAGGGCCTTCTCCTGGTTTTCCAGGATAACGGCTGTGACCGACTTGCGGTACTTGTCCTTGATGTTAGGAAGATCCTTGTGCTCAAGGATCGGGGCCCACTTCTTTTGGGCTGATTCTGAATTGAACATGTGAGTATGTGGTTTTCTCTGAACGTTTACACGTATTAGCTCTTGAGCGTACGTGAGATTGCTGAAGAATAGGCAGCCATGACTGGAGTGAGGTTTTCCTCGGACTCCGTGAGCATAGATGACTCTACTTCTGTGGACTTAGCAGGGATAACTGGTTTGCGAATGAATGTCTCTTTGATTCCGACGACCTTCTTTGCGAAGGATTCTTCGTTCTCAAAGGTCACTTGTTCGACCAGTGAATTGAGTTTATGCGCCTCTGTGGAGGCGAGATCTTTCGAGGCCTCAGCGAGGATGTTGGCTCTCCGAAGAGAGTTGACATTCTCATTGAGTTTTACGTTTGCGTCCGTCTGTTTCTGGAGTTGCTCCTCGAGCGAGGTGACTTTCTGGGTGAGGGTATCAACCAGGTTCTCCTTGCCTTCTGGAACTTCAATGTAGTTCTCATTGAATACGCCTTTCAGCGCAACAATGAAGTTCTCGGCGAGCTCCGTACGGAGACCCGACTCGATTGCTACCTTGTTTTCCTCCATCCACGTCTTCACAACGTAGTTCAGATACGAATCGAGCTTCTCAGACAGGTCCTTGGTGGCTTCATTGAGCTCCTCGGTGAGTTGTGTCTGATAGTTCTCTTCGATCTTCGCTAGCTGTTCGGCGACTCTTGTATTGACTGCTGCTTCGAATAGCTGAGACGCCTTAGACTTGAATTCCTCCGAGAGAGGCTTTTCGCCGCCGAAGATAAGATCAAGATTTTCCTTGATCTCACTGTCGTCGGTTTCCGGGGTTTCCTCTTCTTCATCGGATCCCTCCTCATCTTCGGATTCTTCTTCGTCGTCTGCCATCTCTTCACCATTCGCAGCTTCGGTCTGAGTTTGCGAAACGGACCCGGCCGGTAGCTCATCGGCGGTCGGGGCTGCATCAGCTGCAGCATCGACAGTCGCGAGCGCTTTCTTTACTTCCTCAGGTGCTTCGGTACCGACAGGGCCAGGGGCCGTGCCGACATGCTCGCCCTTATCTGCTGCTTTTGGCGCAGATCCGGCGACCGCAGCGTTCGTGGCAGAAACTGCCTTCACGCCGTCCGTTGCAACATCCGAGGTATCAAGCTTCTTGGCTGGTTCCTCGCCAACTGAAACCTCTTCAACGAGTCCATTTGCACGCAAAGCCTCAACAGTCGTGTCCTCAATGAGATCTTTTTGATTGCTCTTGATTTTCTTTGACATATTGATGCGGCTTAACAATGCTACTATAGCGGGTTAGAGTTTAGAGAGGAAATCTTGCCAGACCTTCAGCTGCGTCTCAAGGAGATTCGCTGAAGATGCTTTCTTGATTTCAGTCTCATACATTTCAATTTGCTGAGCTTTGAGAATTCCATTATCCCAGACCCATTCAACACCTTCCATGACTCCGTTGACGAAGGCATCGGGTGCAGATGGATCCTGAACAATGTCGACGGTGGCGAGGACAAAATCCTCAGAAACTTCCATGATTCCGTCTTTCGCTTGCTTCAGCGATCCCATACCACGAGTAGAGACACCTAGCTGTACGCCACCCTCGATGAGACCTTTTACGATCTTACCCATGGGCGTGTCCAGGATCAGTGCCTTTCCAACAACGTTATTACCTTCCCATTTCAGTTCGGT